CGCCACCTATCAAATGATAGGGACCCACCTCTGCCTGTAACGGGCAGAAACACCAATCACTTCGCCGGCCTTCCATACGGATGACGGCAGTGGCTTTTCAATAAACCACTGATGAAGTCGATGGTGCCCATGTATGGCGGATTTGCTAGGCCTGGCCTCAACAACCAAGCATAGCATTTCGGACCGTTGATAAGCGGTATTATATCGAGTCTTACCAGTGTTAATTGGTAAGTCCACGATAAAACCAAACATGGTAGAGCCAACGCCCTTGCGAAGTATTTTATCACGATACTTCCTTGGGATAGTCTCTTGCAGAGTAGTTGAAGTATGCTTATATCCTCTTAAGAAGAAGTTATTAGCAGATTCAACTACAGAGACCAAAGACGTTGGTTTTCTCTCGTTGAACGGTTCGAGATACGAGGCAGGGGTCACATCGACCCCTGCGAAAGCATCCATGCCGCAGGATTCCCTGAAGTAGCCCTTAGAGAAGGACTTATCAGAGTTCACCTTTAGGTGTAATACTTCAAGCATCCGAACAATGAGAGGGTAGACGTGTGTAGGGACTATCATATCATCCCCAAACACGCGGACCACCTTAGCTATATCAACTAACGACCCGAGCGAAGGAGAACTTCCTTGCCGGGTATTAGATGTAGCGTCTCGGTATTGCATACATCCAGCCATGCATATGATTGCATAGGTGAGTGTCTGCACCGGGAAGGTGAATGCGGCCCCTTGAGCAGCGAACTTCTTGAGTTCGCTACTGACGCAACCGTCAGGGTACAAGACCCTGCTTGTCCTTGCTGCATTGAGTTTCTCAAGTAGGGGATAGGATCCCCTAAAGAGACACTCAACCACAGCGCAGGACAATCTATCGGATGCAGAAGAGAGATCAATTGTTGAGTGATCTCTGCTCCAAGAGGCCATGAGCGCCAAATCTCTGGAATGTTCCTGGGACTTAAAATCAACACAGTGGTGAAGCACGCTCTTCTGTACGTTCTTACGCAGAACGGATAAAAGGCCTTGTTGCACAAACTGTGATGAAGTAGGTTCCGAGGCAATGAGCCTCGGTCCCGAGTAGTCTTTCGGGACTCCAATGAGTCTAGCTGGTACGTCATTTGATGTGTCAGTAGTGTCATTGGATTCACTCCAGATTTGCCAACTGGGAATACCCCAGTCGGACAAAGGGAAATGGTGCTCAAGTCGTTCAGACCAAGTGGGGAACTCAAACTTAGAGCTTTCCCACTGATCTGAAACGGCACCTGGTCCGTGCTTCGGTTTAAACCATTCCTTACGGAATTGGAACTTCCCAAGAACGTGATCAGCGAGGATTTGGATATTGGTTGAGAACTGCATTAGTTCCGATACCAATTCCCTATCCTCGCTTCTCACGGATCTCGTTAAGCCTTGCTGCTGTAAAGATCTCCAAACCACATCATTGAGATGGGGCCATGGACCTCGACAACGCAAGACGTTACGACCCCAAGTAAGACGAGGGGTGGGAAGATCTTCTTCAATCTGTTGAAACTCAAGGATTTTCTCCTGGGTTTTATCAGCTGGAGGGTCTACCCGTAGCTTCTTTGCGAACTTAAAAAGTTGACGCAAATTAGCTACAGATAATGCCGAAGCATCTGATCGGATTGACCAATCTAAGTCGACAGCGAAGATCTTTGAGTATAGTCCCCGAAATATGGTTGGGTAACCCTTGTTCGAAAACAAGGAACCAACCTCCGGGAAGTATATTCCACTCTCCAAAGCACATTCAAGTGCTTTGCAAAGTGAAGGAAGATCGAGGAGAAATATCCTCAATCCCCTAGACTCCGCTGCCGAGGTGACCCGTTCAAGGTCCTTAGACAAATCAATGCCCACATGGAAATGCATCTCTTCAACATCTCGTACGAGACTGCTGAATATTCTGATGCATTGGGCGAGTTCGTTTGACATAGTTTCTCCATTCATTGAGTGGAGGCTTTAACGTCAGACCGATGGCCTAACGCTGTCAACCCCTGTACGTGAAGTCTCGGGACTAACCGAGATAACTAAGAGTTTAACTTCCAATGAGGAAGATTAAGACTCATAGTTGTTCAGCTTCACGACATTCGCTGCGGTAACCATAGCTGAAACAGCAATTCCTACATCATCGTAGGCAGCTGGATCATCCCCAACATAATGCTGAATGGAAGTAGAACACTTCCTAATCAGCTGGGGAACTGTGGTAGTCGCAAAGATCGTATGGGTAAGGGTGATGTTATGACGTACCTGACGTCGACCATCAGCCTCAACCTTGAGATCCTGTGAGCGAATGAAAAGGTTAAACGACTGAGTAGCCTCAACGAGGTTATACTCAGAAGTTGCCTTTCCCATATCGATACGCGGTAGATTCTTAACTACAGCGTTAATCGTAATGGGTTGGGGGTCAGCAAAAGCCATTGAACTTCCTTTCTATTTGCTAAAATTAGCGAGCACCTTTGCTCCTGGTTACAGCAAGAGAGGCAAGTGTCGCCAAGTGGCCGGGCTGGAAAATATTATTCCACCCGGTATGTGGCAGGAAAGTCGGTGCGAGAAGCGATCTTTGTTTTCGCTCCTTAGTCCTGTGATACGTTCCATGCATAATGCTAGGATCGTTACCAGAGGCTACCGCTTCACTAATTGTATGAGTCATCTTTACAGCTGAATCAAAGGATACCGAATTACGGTTCCCCTTCAGGTGTATTAATGCCCCAGCATTAGTAAACCAGTCAATCAACCAGGACCAGGGCATTGCTTCCCAGGCCTGATAGACATTAACATCAAGGCCATAGGCCCTGATGATCTGGCTTCTAATGTTTTTAGTAAGCGGTTCACCGAATGTGATGGGGTCAAAACGCCAACGGCCAACCACCCACCTCTCTTCTTTCGTTGAAATACGAAGGTTAGAGGTAAGGGTAAGTCCACCGCCAGAAAACACTGGTGTGTTGCCTGTAGTATGGCCTGTTTTGATACCACACGATGCTCTTGTTCTGATATAGCCAACCTTCTGGGCACGTTTATATTGCCTTCGAAGTTTATCCTTGTAATCCATGATAGGCAGAAGATTCTGCAAATCATTTATAAAAGGACGCCAACCGAAGTTGAAATTTAACCAATCTTCGGCCCGGGCTTTACCAGATGACAGATATGAATACGCACCTCTAAGAGTAGGTTTCTTAAGATAAGGAACCAGTCGAAGAGCACGATCCTTAGCATGTTGTAACATGTGAGGAACGTCGCGTAACTCAAACAGGAATACAGGGAGCTCGATCATTGGGTCACCCGGATGTGTATCCGCGATGGCCTGTGTCCAGTCCCGAAATATCCCTTCTGTCACAAAAGCATCTCCAAAGGTAGTTGCCTGAGTAAGCGCACAAGGATATCCCGAGAAGTCGACAGCACCCTTCTTCCCATACATTTGGGTTGCGGAGTGGAGTCGATAACTTGTAAGGTCAAAACCATTCTGACCTTTAGGATTACCAACAATATCTATACAGGTTTCAGTATCAGGGCTATTAGCCTTGAAATCTGTAACACCTGGATAAGATGCTGTTCCGGCAAAAGCAAAATCTTTGCTCTGTCGGGTGCGAGTACGTAGAACACCTACCATTGGACACCTTTCCTTGATTTGGAGTTAAGGAGCCGTACTATTTACGGTCACCATGCCCCCCCGTAAGGGGGG